AACGTCGATGCCGACGCATTCAGAATACGAGCTAATAAGTGGCTCGAAACTAGGTTCCCTGCGGAACTCCTCCGCAGCGTGTACGCCTCTCCACGTTAAATGGGGCGCTAAATTCGGTAATCCAAGGAGATTTAAATGCCGTTAAATATAATACAAAGTGGGTCAGGCTCACCATTCATTCGGTTTTCGATTGAAGAAAATACTTGGTCAATATCAAGTGAAGGTGGGGATTTGCAGCCAGTAAATATGTCTGATCTACCCGTTGTCTTCGATGTTTCAAACGTCCAGATGGGTTGGTTGAAGCTTGCTGGTGGACGCGATTGGGCGCCGTGGCCCAATAACGAACCTTCGCAGCTAGCTCGTCCATCAGATGCTCACTCCCAAGGTTTTAGCATAAAGCTTTTTTCCAGCAAACTGTTCGGAGATGAACCAGTGCGTGAACTATGCACATCGCAGATCGGCATGATGGACTTCATTAAAAACTTGTATGATGAATGCGAACGTTCGCCAGAATTTAAAACAAAGGTTCCGGCTATAGTGCTTGGCGATGCCCCAAAAAGAAAACTTGGGCGCGGTTCAACAAGAACACCATCCTTCACAATAAAAGCGTGGGTAAAGCGCCCAACGGAATTGGCAGAAGAGGGTAGTCCTGTCCCTTCTTCGCCAGCAGCGGTTGGTGACTCCCAGCCAGCCGCGAAATCAGATGACGATATTTCCTTCGAAATCTGATAACTTGGGGCCGCGTAAAATGCGCGGCCCTCTTTTCCCAAGGGGTCGGCAATGACAAAAACAAAAATAGAATGGGCAAATTATTGGTACGACCTCGGCTTTAGTGTTGTTCCAGTGCATTACAACCTTCCGAGCGGCGGTTGCAGCTGCCATCAGGGAATGGATTGCCCGTCGCCTGGTAAGCACCCTGCCCCAAAAAGTTGGCAGAAATTTCAAAACAATCGTGCAGATAAAGAGACACTAGAATTTTGGTTTGGAGGCCGGTTTGCAGAATTTAACATGGGCGTTGTCACTGGCTCAATATCCGGCAACGTATTTGCCGTAGATGTGGACATAGGCGAAGGCAAAGAGGGTGAAGACAGTTTGCACGATCTGCAAATGCAGAACGACGATCTCCCCGAAACTTTGGCTCAAGTCACCGGCAGCGGTGGCAAACATTACTTCTTTCGAGCCCCGAAAGACGAAAAAATTATTACTGGCAAGAACACATTAGGTCCGGCGCTCGATACGCGCGGCGAAGGTGGATTTGTTGTTGTTGCTCCATCGAACCATAAGAGCGGTGGAAACTACCATTTAAACGGCGCAGCCGACTTCGACATCGAAGCCTCACCGTCTTGGCTCACAGCAATGAGTTTGCAAGAAAACTTCCATTTTTCCGAAACATCCGCAATGCAGCAGACCGCTACAAACAAGTGGGGTGATCTGGTTGATGGACGCGAGGGGTACATGGTTCAGCTTATCATGGGTACACTAAGGACTTGGTGGGCGGAAAAGGGCATACTTCCAACGATTGAAGAACTGATCGAAGACGCTTGGCCTGTGTATGATTTAAAAGCTTCTGCGCGCGGTTTAACTCTCGATGATGACAACCGTGGTCGCAAATTATTTGAACAACGCGCGCAATATCAGTTAAAGAGAGCGGAACGTGGTCAGCTTAGAATCATAAATGAGGTTCAAGGCGGCTCAGAATCACCAGCAGAAGGGTTTGCTCCAAAAATCCCATCTGTAGCGGTGAGCGAAGGGGACAGTTTGCCGACCGCGCCCCTTCGCATTCTCGATTGGGGCGTTGATCGGTACGCCGGAACAGCGCCAGAGCAAGAATGGCTCATAGAAAACGTACTGCCCAAGCGAATACCTGGACTAATTGCTGCAATAGGAGGGCTGGGTAAGTCGTTCATCTTGCTCGATCTATGCCTCAAGGTAGCTGGTGGAGATCAAGCACTGCATCAAGAGAGCGCGCTGGGCGGTAAAATCGTCCATAACGGCAAAGTCGTTTTTTTGGGGGCAGAAGACAGTGCCGACAGCATCCATAGACGCATAGAAAGCATTGCCGGTCCCAACCTGATGCAGCGCGCAGCCGGAAACCTGTTTGTAGTCCCTTTGCCCGATGCCGGCGGCCCTGTTCCACTGATCCAGAACGTCATGGGTCAATACGCAATCACGCCCCAATATTTAGAACTGCGTCGGCAGCTGCAAGAAATGGGTGACATTGCTTTGGTTGTGATAGATCCGCTGCAAGCATTTGCCCATGCAGACATCAACACTGATCCAGCAGCCGGACAGTTTTGGTGGACAGTGATGGCAGAGCTTTGCGTATCAGTGAATGCAAACGTCATTATCGCCCACCACATGCGAAAAGAAGGCACGTTTGCAATTAAAAAGTCCTCGCAAGCGCGGGAGGCGATACGCGGCACAACAGCTTTGGTTGACGGAGCGCGCTGGGTCTACAGCCTGTGGGCCATGCCAGAGCAAGACGAAATCATTATTGCGCAAAAAATGAGCTTCGAAAGTGGCGTGGGTAACTGCGTTATGGGTGGTGTCGTCAAGATCAACGACAAAGCAGACAAAGGAACGCGCACCTACGTTCGAGCCGAAGATGGACTTCTGATCGATAAAACTAGCGAAGTATCGCAAATACTGGACGCCTCTCTAAAGCTAACAAGAATGCAAACTGACGCCATATTCCACGAAATCAACACGCGATGGCACAGCGAAGAGCCGTTTTCGATGGCCGTAAACACTGGCAGATCAATACAGAAATACATTTCAGCTGAATATGCCATGCCGAAACACGCAGCAAAATTCCATGTCGAAGCATGGGTCGAGCAGAAAATGCTGGAAAACGCAATTCACAACAAAGTCACGAAAGCAAAGGGCATCAAGGTTTTAAGAAATATGGGGGACAGCTGATGAAACAAGATAATGCAAAACTGTACGTCACCGGAATAATTCGAGCAGCTAATATAATAAAGACGGACGCAAAGCAGAAACACGAAAATTACTCTCTCGCGCAACAAGCCGAAAACATCAAAGCGATGGCTGAAAATCTCAAGCGCTTGCTCGATGAAATGTAAATTGTGCGATGGAAGCGGAGAAGCTTATTACGAAAAGCCAGTGGTTGATTACCAGAACGGCGGCTTCTTGGACACTGTTCTGATGGAATGCGACGACTGCGGCGGATCAGGCGAAGTGGAAGACGAGGATGAAGATGACTACGGTGATTGGCTGTACGAACGGTGGAAGGATAAAAAGCATGAAGACGATGGATAGCCTTTCAAATTGCCCGAACTGCAATCACAAGCTCGTAACGTGGGACAGCAGACCGCACACCAATTACGGCTACGCAACTATCAAGCGCAAACGAAAATGCGTGTACTGCGATCACCGCGTTGTTACAGTCGAAATCCCCATCGAACTCGGCAACTCGATATTTACGGAGGATTATGATGAATAAGCTGTGCCAAAACTACGGAAATGGGCGCACTTCCCCCCCTAAAACTACGGAAGTGACGCGGGGTCGCTACCCCAAAACAACGGAAGTAAGCACTTTTGTTACGGAAGTAAGCTATTGTTTTACGGAAGTGACGCGGGGTCGCTACCCCAAAACAACGGAAGTAATTTACGGAAGTAAACCCCCATACCCCTTACACACTACTTCCGTAAAAACGGATTGTAGATGTGATGCTGTATGGGAACTGTGCGCGGGAGAAATGAAAAATGGCTAGCTCAAGATATGCAAAGGTAAAACGTAAACCGAAACACAAAACAGCTGATGACAGTTGGACCGCGCCAGCGATGTTTAGTGACCACAGATTAGATACTTGCAACTCTGCAATTAATAGCGTCGATCAGGTCGCAAGAAAACTCGAACAGCTGTGGGGCATAGGAAGGCTGGAACGCCTCGCATCGCCAAAGCTAGCAGTACAGTTTGAACAAGCCAGACAAAACTTTAACGCAGCCGCCAACGGTGACGACAGTAACTACCTAGCCGATAAAGCAGCCAACCTAATCACAGGATGGAAAGCGCTCGAACAGTCAGCGGTCAAAAATGGAAACAAACCAGATGATCCTAAAGTGTGGCACTTCATTGGTCCAGATGATCTGGGAAACAAAAAGTATGCCATCGTAGATCATTCCAGCGAAGTAAACGATACAATCTATAAAAGTGCGGATTGCGTCTACTCACTCGATGAAGTGGCAAGAATTATAGCTGAATGGGAAAAAACGCACCTTGGTGACATGGCTGCAAAAGTCAAAGAGTTGTTCCCAAAATCTAAAATTACAAGAATTAAAGATGGAGACTTCATCGATGAAATACCCTTCTAACGATAAACCAAAGATGGAGACTGCAACTAGCATGACCCCCAGAAGAACGCTTCTCCTGGAAGCCGCAGAAATTGTCGAAAATGTTAGAAATTTGGAATATGGGGAACCATCAGAAAACATGACGCGCACGGCTGCCCTCATGTCTGCGTATTTCGGAACACGTACTGGATCAAGCTTCTCCGCACATGACGTTGCAGTGTTCGGGATTATTCTAAAGCTTGGACGCATTGCAAACGATCCAACAAAACGTGACAATTGGTTAGACGTTTGCGGGTATGCCTCGATCGGTTACGAGTGCATTGAAAAAGGCGGCACTTTCGCACCGCCTTCTAAAAGTCAGACCTAAAGGCTATCTTATAAGCAATCGTTTTCAGTCCACTGGGGTTCGCTGCCAGCTTCTATTTTTGCAACGCCCCAGATGGCTAGGTCGTCATTATCATCAATCATGCCTTGCACGATCTCCATAACTGGCGCTTCGTCTTTGTGAATTGAATAATGATCTGTCGTGTTATCAACTACGCGAGGACCACCCTTGTAAACAGAATAAAATAAAACGTATGGCATTATTGATCCTCCAGAACTAGCTTGATTTGAGCTTTGGCGCGCTCGATGTCTTTGCTTGAAACAAATCGCGCCACCCTCTCCGCTCGTTTTATCCACGCCTTTGACTTCATATCACATTCAGCAGTAATCGCATTTTTCAGCGCATCCGTTAACAAAATATATGCACCGCTTTTGAATTGTGTCTCTTGTGTAAAGTCCATTATCATTCTCCAAAATAGAAACGTGAGCAAAACCAATCGAGCGCTTTTGCAACTTTGTTATCATCAAAAATAGGCAAAGCTTTCCAAGGCAAAAACCAATCCTGATACTCAACTTTAATGGACTCAGCATCACCTTGCTCAGATATTTCACCAACAATTTGAACAGCTGGCCCACCAGTAGAAAGCAATATTCTGAACTCTTCTGGAATAGCGCCATCTTTGAAATCTGCCCAGCTGCCCCAACCGCTGCGTACTTCAATACTTAAAGGCATTTCGTCAATTTCGCGCTCTATTTGTTCGCAGTCCTCGCTCTCTTCGTAAAATTCTTTTTCAAGAAAACTGGTGTGAAGATCGATAATGTGGCTCAATCTAGATGTTGCGCTTAAATATCCGTTGCGCTCGTTTTCGGGCAATCCTTCCGGAGCTTCTTTTAGATCAAACATTTTATACACCCTCCATGATCGATGCGGCTACAAGGCCAAGATAACAAATTCCAAATAGCGAAATCACTCCAGCCAAATCACCCCAAAATTCAATTGGGCGTTTGCGATATTGCCTGATTACGTCTTTTAAAACTTCCATTAATATTGCTCCATTTTATGACCTGACAAGGCATCCTCATCAGCGAAGCGTTGCCGCGCTTCGGACGGGCATCTCTGCCCGTTTCGGTTATTGTAGGTCACTGGTTTCGACATTATTGCCAATCGCCCTCAATATAGAGCCTCTGGTTGTTTTCCTTGTAGCTCGAAGCGTGGTAAGCTTTTGCGACATAATGAGTGGCGTTTATGCCTTCGTCGTCCGTGAACATCTCATCAAGATATTTTGCGTTTATATCTATGATTGGACGCGCAGCGCTCCCCGAAATCTTGCGCTTGCCGTTCTCTTTGAAATCAAGGCGCAGCCCATATTCTGAAATGAAAACAATATTGAAACGCATCCCAGCTGAAAGGCCAGCACGCAAAAGAAACTTGCCTTCCATCCAGATACGAAAATTGCCACGGTGTCGCCCAAGCTTAAAAGTCTTTTTGGTTCTTATCGATAAACGGCTCATGCTCTGGCCCTCCTTTCTTGCACTGCCCAGCTGCCCCACTGGTCAGCAATCGCGTCAGCAATACCTCCATAAAACTTGCTCCGTTTTTTCCAACGGTCAGCGCTGGGCGCCATGTTGTGGCACTCTGCCCGTGCTGTCGAACCATCGAGCGTTCCAGTGGGCTTGAGCTTTGGCAAATTGCGCAGCCAAAAGCATGTGCGCTTTTTGACGTTATCAGCGCCAGCATCATTGCGCCCGAACTGCCAAGGCTGGACGGACTGCGAGAATTGCTTAAAATTTCTAATGCGTTCTTTTGCGTGGCGGTGGATCACTGGGTTCTCGATAGCGAGGCACGGAACGTCAGCGTTCCACAGATCAGAAAACAACGCGCAGCCCTCGTCCAGTTCGCTCCACATCTGTTCTAATGTTTTGTTGGGTGGTGCTTTATGCAGCCACCTGACGCCAGAGTTGCACAATCTGGTGCAAGGTGGGTGGGCGATCATAACAAGGTCAAAGGTTTCCCGCGCTAGAACATTGCGCACATCATCTTGCATGTGCCGATTGGTCTGGGTGTCTGCTGGCAAAACATCACAAGACCAAGCGTCAAACCCAGCCCTCTCGAACGCGCTGCGTACAATGCCGGAAGTCTCACAACCTACCAAAACCTTGGTTGCGGCGTTTGCCTCAAGGATTAACTGTTCGAGGTCGGTCTGGCGCTCCCCAACTTGGGAAGCGCTGCCGTTATTAAACATATCTAATTGGTCGAGCATCACATCACCGCCAATTCTAAAGCGTGGGATTGAATGCGCTCGATGCTGTCCCAGCTTCGAACGTCACTGCGTGTGCAGCTTCTCTCGGTAATGTTCCATTCAATATCGCGGATCTTGGATGCGTTGTGCAATTTGTAGGCATCGCAATCCTCTTCAAGTGCAAATACGCGCTTACCATCAATTACACTGGTATAGCTGAAATGGCTAAAGTCTTCAGCTGTAAGGCCAGTTAGTTTAACTGAGCTTTCGGATACAACTAACCAACCGTGGCCAGCGTCACTTTCGTGCAATATATTTATAGTGTTCATTGTTTCGCTCCATTTTGTTTACGCAGCTGCCGCGCTGCTGTCTGCATTGTACACTTTGTCCGGTGTTGTTCAACAACTTTCGACGGCCTACAATATAGCCAGCAAATTGGAGGAATTGGCTGCAATGCAATTAACGAGAAAAAGGACGATTACCGATCAGCAAAAATCATTCGTTGATTACGTGGTCGCAGAACAAAAGAACCCAACGGAAGCCGCTCGGTTGGCTGGGTATGCGCATCCAAAGCAAAGCGCATATATATTGACCAGAAATCCAGCTGTTGCCACCTTATTGCGGCAAAGCCGACAAACGATGTACCAAACCGATCTGGCCAGCTTGGCGGCTCACACACTGAAAAACGTCATGAAAGATGTGGATGCACCAGCATCGGCCAAAGTATCGGCCGCTCGAACGGCTCTGGAACTTGCTGGTGATCTGGGCAAGAATGCAATTGACCAGGCTAATGGTAAAAGTCTGGCTGAGATGTCGCCAGACGAACTAAGCAGCCTCATCGATACTTGGGAAGGCGAGCGCGCGGCGAAGGCAAAAGACGTGTCAGCGCAACCAACAGCGCAAGAACTGTTGTAAGCTGCTGTTGTTATGATGTTTGATTAGTGCCATCCGCACCAATCACGCATTGCGGAGGGGAAGGAACGCGCGCAACGCACCCAAGCGCGACCCGCGAACCCGACCCACCCCCCTGGGGTGTCCGAGAGTTGGCGGCTTGTCCATCATCGGCTCACGCATAAATTTTACGGAAATCTCAATCTTTGTCGTCTTTGTTGATTGAGGCGCGCAACAGGGTTATACTGTTCACAGAACAAACGACAACAGACCGATGAATATCATGGAAGTGTAATCAGGCATGAGTTTATATAAAAACATTAATGCGCGTAAGGCCAACAACACCAGTAGGCCCAAGTCCAAGAGTACCGTTAGTGCCTCTAATTACGCTGATATGAAGGCTGGTTTCCCGAAAAGCACGAAGAACAAGGCAAAGAAGAGATCTTCGATGTCCAAGGCAATGGGTTACGCCTAACGGATGGCGTGAAACCTATCGAATTAAACGGAGAGATTAATGGCCCAACCGCGCGATTATACCCGCCAGCACGATTTCAGCGATTTTCAGACGACGAGTCCAGCCGAACCGTTACGCGGCACACAGGTTGATGCTGAGTTAGACAATGTAAAGCTGACGCTCGATGATTTAAACACTAACATTGGGCTTATCCAGCGGGACGACGGTAAGCTTGGCAACGCTTCTGTCCACAAGGATGCGTTTGACACTGGTTCTTTGGCCTTGATGTCTACTGGCAGTTACACGCCACGCGGTGATTGGGTTACAAGCACTGCTTATGTTGTTGGTGATTTGGTTGATTTTAACGACTCGACGTTTTTGGCGACTACGGCTCACACTGCTGCTGCTTCTTTTTCTGCTGACTCTGCTTATTGGATATTGCTTGCGAACGCGGCTATTTCGGGTGCTAATTTTGCGGTAGACAAGTTTGAGGGCAACGGTTCCACGACTGCTTTCACTTTGACGTATAATTATACTGGCAATGAGGCGGTACAAGTTTATGTCAACGGCGCGCTTCGCAATCCTGGTGATGATTATACTATAAGCGGCACGACATTGACGTTTTTTACAGCCCCTAGCGCCCCTGCTGTAAGTGGCAATGAGAACGTCATTGCTTGGGGGCCACCTGTTGTTACTCAGGCGGCGGCTAATGCTGCGGCGGCTTCTGCGTCTAACAGTGGTGGGTTTGCTGACGAGAGTGAGCGGTGGGCCAGTAAGGTTGATGGCATTGTTGAGACTACGGATTATTCGTCCAAGGCTTATGCTGTTGGGGGTACGGGTGTTAGCACTGGGTCTGGATCATCGAAGGATTGGGCGACCAAGACCGGCGGCACGGTAGGCAATACGAGTGAGTATTCATCGAAGAAACATGCTGCGGATAGTTCAGCTAGTGCCAGTGCGTCAGAAACGTCTAAGTTGGCGAGTGTTGCGGCACAGGCGGCTGCGGAGACTGCTGAGACGAATGCTGAAACGGCAGAGACAAATTCTGCGGCATCTGCGTCTGCTTCTCAGGTTTCTCGTTTAGCTAGTGTTGCGGCGCAAGGTTTGTCGGAGACAGCGCAAACGGCTTCTGAAACGGCTCTTGCGAATGCTACAACCCAAACTGGACTTGCCACTGCTCAAGTTGCTTTGGCTACTACTCAGGCTAGTACAGCAACAACTCAAGCGAGTACGGCAACAACTCAAGCTGGTATTGCGACGACCAAAGCTGCTGAAGCGGCGGCTAGTGCTGCGTCTATAACGGATGAAGAGGCGAATGCAGCGGCTAGTGCTACAGCGGCGTCTGGTTCAGCAACAAGTGCCGCGAATAGCGCGGCGTCTGCTGCTACTGCGCTAGATAACTTTGAGGATAAATACTTAGGTTCTTTAGCTTCAGAACCCACAACGGATTTAGACGGTAACGCGCTTGTTTCTGGGGCGCTTTACTTCAGCCAATCATCTAGCTCGATGCAAGTTTACGATGGGGCTAATTGGATTGCTGCATCAAGTGCTGGTGTCTCTTCGCTTAACCTTTTTGAGTACACAGCGACTGCTAGTCAGACCACGTTTAGCGGTACAGATGATAATGGTTTAGCCATGTCGTTTATCGCTGGAAATAACATCTTTGCGTTGAATGGTATTATTCTAGACCCTTCTGATTTTAACGATACATCAGGAACATCAGTTGTTCTTGCTGATGCGGCGGTAGTTGGCGACTTGCTCAATGCCTACTGCTTCAAATCGTTTACTGTTGCTGACACGGTTAGCGCGTCAGGTGGCGGTACGTTCAGCGGCAACGTGACGGTCAACGGAACACTAACAGCAACTACATTTTCACCAGACTTCGCGGCACAGATAGCTGACGTTGAAGCATTAGCCTTAGCAGGGATGTAAACAATGACAATTAATACAACAACACTTGAGGCTAACCTCACAACTAAAATTAACGCAACATCTGGCACTACAGATGGCAAAGAGTTCTTGCTCTTAGGTAAGGCTGTTGAGGCACTTACTATTCCAGCTTCAGTCTCAGCTATGACTACAGCGGGTACTACTCAGGTAGGCTTAGTAACTACAGAGGGAACAACGCAAGTTGCTGCCGTACAAGCGGCGGCTGCAAACTATGCGCTGCTAGTAGAAAGTATCTATACCGTATCTGGCACAACACCAGCCTTAGACCCTGCTGATGGGACAATTCAGTTTTGGACACTAACCGCTGCCTCAACGCCGACCTTCGATTCCACATGGCAAAACGGAGAAAGCGTTACGTTTATGATAGAGGATGGCACTGCTTACGCTATTACTTGGCCTACTACTAATTGGTCTGGTGGAGCAGCCCCAGCACTAGAAGATGCTGGTCACAACGTAATTGTAATCTGGAAAGCTGGTAATGAGTTTTACGGTGCATTGAGCGGTCTGTACGCATGATAAATTTATCTAATAGGTTGTTGTTAACCACCAGTCCACCACCTTCTATTGAGTATATTACAGGCAGCGTAAAGACTGGTGACATTGTAATTACAAACACTGGAAGTGCAACGAGTGCTGACTATAACTATTCAGCACCTAGCTGGACTTTGCTTGGTAAAATTTATGGTGGATTTTGGGCTGGTGGAAGTCTGCCCCAATATAGAAATTGGGCGGGTTTACATGCTAAAATTATAACATCTGATGGGGAAAGCCTCGCTATTCCTTGGGGCATCAACTATCGCATATATAGGATGCACAAACCTATTCAATCCTTTTCTGCTTCTGCGGGTCAAAGCACCAGCCTACCTGCAAATAGAAGTTACAGTGACCCTAATAATGGTACTGACGCATACATAGTTATTGATTACACTAAAGTTTGGGCTTCACCCTCCAATAGAACTACAAATATCCAGCCTGACCATAATTCTTCATGGACTAATAATACAATGTATACCAAAGCCTTTCTTACTGGCGAAGGGTCAACAGTTAGCCTTTCTGGCCCAAGTACCGATCCTGGACCTTATGGCAATGGCGGTCAACAAAACCCCCAAATCTACACCACTATGACACTCTCCGTTTAAAGGAACCTTACAATGTATATTAAAATTACAGATGGTAACCAAACATCTTATTCCATTGGTCAACTTCGCAGAGACAATTCTAATGTCTCGTTTCCACGCAGTATTTCAGATGCTACGTTAGCAACGTATGGCGTTTACCCTGCGACTACAGGTGATACTCCAAGCCATGACCCATTGGTGCAAGACTTAGTAACAGCAACAGAAGCTACTCAGGTTGGCGGTGTATGGACATACGTCACAACTGCCCAAGACAAAACTGGTGCTGCTCTTGAAGAAGGTATTCGTCTAAAGCGCACAGGTCTTCTTATGTCTACTGACCACTACGGCATGAGCGACATGACCATGACCGCTGCTATGACAACATACCGTCAGGCGTTGCGTAATGTCCCCGCTCAAGCTGGTTTTCCAACTACGATTACTTGGCCCAGCATCGAGGGCGCATAATGACTAAATCAAAAAACAGAAAAATAGCTGACCTCATCTCCACTGGCAGCGCGTTTGCTGACGGTTCAGTGGCTGCATCAGAGGTCACTGGCCTTGGTACAGCAGCTACTACAGCAGCAACCGACTATGCTACGGCTGGTCAGGGTACACTTGCAGCTAGTGCTTTGCAGCCTTCGGGTGATGGTAGTGGTTTAAGCGGAATACTTTTACCCAACGGGTCAGGTGCTAACTTAACTAACCTACCCATCTCGCCTTCAGTAAATAACATATCTACAGAAGCGTTTGGCGACAGTGGTACATTCACCGCAAAGACTGCTGGAACTTATATAATCCAGCTTGTCGGCGGAGGTGGCAGCGGTGCATATGGCGCACACCAAACGGCGAATGGAAAAGTATCAATATCAACAGGTGGTTCTGGCGGGGGTTATTCTAGACTAAAAGTGGCAATGGACGTTGGCGACACTCTAGCAATCGTTATCGGAGGGAGTGGGGCTGCGCCTTCTGGGCAGATAACTGGAAGTTCTAGCTCCGCTGTTGTAAAACAAGGCAACGCTGGTGGTAACTCGACCTGTCAAGGAAGCAACATTGGCGCAGGGAACGTAACAGTCAACATGGCGGCAAACGGCGGCGGTGGTGGCAACGCGCAAGCTTACACTGCTGGTGGCAGCACTGCCCTTTCATTGGACAGTGATGCTGGCGGAACAGCGTCAGGTGGCGATATAAATTATACTGGTGGGCAATCGAAAGCTAGTGGTAATACTGGCTACACATCGGGTCTTACGCAAGAACCTGCAAGTTTTAGTTTGTATTCTAATGGTAGCGGCGACCAAGTTGGCTTACAATCTCACGGAATAAATATTGGCTCTGTCGGCAATGCTAACGCAGGTGAATACCCAGCGTCATTACTGTTGTACCAAATAAAAGAAATCGTCGCTATGCCATTTTCGGAAGGTGGCATTAACGCAGTGCAGCCTTTTATAGCAAACTCAATTTATGCTTCTGGTCAAAACAAAGAATATAGAACAATGCAAGGTGGTCGCGGGTGCGGCGGCGGAAGCGGATACTGTTATTACGGAAACTCCTACATGTATGGCTCTTCTGGAGGCCAAGGTTTTTGTTACATCACGCTATTTGGCACACTTTAGGAGATATGAAATGCAATTAGCACAAATAACTGACAACGTAGTTACAAACATTATTGCCGTTGACCCTTCTGACATACCTGACTTTTGTACAGATTGGCCTGATGCAACGCACTTAAAAATGGGACAGACGTATGATGCGGATGTTGTGGCTGCGCTTATTCTTGAAGAAGATACATCAGATGCTCGTTTACTGAGGAATACACTTCTATCCGAAACCGATTGGTGGGCTGTAGCAGATCGAACAATGACTGACGCAGAGAAGAATTATCGTTCTTTGCTGAGATTTGTTCCACAGCAAGCTGGTTTCCCAACTACCATTTCATGGCCCACTAAGCCTGAGTAATGGCTGAAGAAAGAACAGCGGCTTCGTCGCATGACCGCATTGATGAAATAGAGAAGGATATGGTGGCGATGGAAGCGGTGCTGAAATATCAGTTTAAAGATTTGTTTTTTCGCGTGAAACGAATGGAAGGTATCATGCTTGCTGCCGCTGGCGCGATTATAGCGCTCCTTGTCGCAGTTTTGATGAAGATGGGCTGATGATTGATCCTATTACAGCAATGGCTGCGGCTACCGCTGCATATAAGGGGATTAAGAAGGCCGTAGAGTTTGGGCAAGGCATTTCCGAAATGTCTGATAGTGTCGCTAAGTTTGCCAAAGCCGCATCTGATATAGATTTTTTAGAAAAGAAATCTCAGAAGCCTCCGATGTGGCAAATGTTTGGAGACACAGAAGCCAACGCTCTAGAAATCTGGTCTAAAAAACAGAAATTGGCCGAATATCGTGAGGAACTCCGAACGCATATCAGTTGGACCTACGGCCCAAGCGCTTGGGAATCCATCGTAAAAATTGAGGGACAGCAGAGAAAAAGACAGCAAGAACTAGTATACAAGAAACAAGAGTTTATTGATAACCTTATCAGTTGGGCTATCGGTGGTGCTTTGCTTCTGGGCGGTGTCGGTGCGCTTATAAGCGTTATTGTTTTGCTAGGCATAAAGCCTGGAAAATTTTGATGTGGGTGTTGGTGTGGTTCCAGCTACTCAACAATAGCGTCAACCATTTCGAGTTAGGCCAGTTCGAGGATAATAGCTCATGCGTTAGAGCAAAAGATGAAGCAAAAGTTCTTATCACAGATAGCAACACAGTTACTTACTGTTTCCAAATCCAGGATAGAAAATTATGACTAACTACGATTTAAACGGCAACGGCAAGATCGATGCAGATGAACGAGAAATAATGCTTGAGGATCGGCGGCGCAATATGGAAGATGCTGACGCAAAAAGAGACACACAAAGAAGACTAACGGTTGCCTGTGCTTCTGGTATGTTAGCCTACCCTTTCGCTATTGTGGGTGCCTCTGCGCTGGGCCTTGACGCTGCTTCTAACCTGATTGCTGATATTGCTGCCGTGTATGTGGTCGCGGCTTCTGGTGTCGTTGTAGGTTACTTTGGATTTAACGCAATGGAGAGCAAAAATGCTGCAAGCACTAATCGGACCAGTGGCTGAGTTAGCTGGTGGGTGGCTTAAAGGTAAGGCAAGCGCACAGGCCGCGAATGCAAACCTAAAGATGGTTGAGGCGGAAGCGAAGGCCACCATAATGAAGTCGGCTGCTACCTCAGAAGCTGACTGGGAAAAGATTATGGCGCAGGGTACACAAAATTCGTGGAAAGACGAATATCTTGTTCTACTTTTTTCGATCCCGCTAATTTTAGCATTTTTGCCGTTTGAATGGGCAGACAAGGCTGTAGCTAATGGCTTTGCTGCGCTCGACACTATGCCGGATTGGTACAGCTACACGTTAGGCGTAATTGTTGCCAGTAGCTTTGCAGTACGGTCAGCAACTAAATTTTTCGGAGGTAAAAAATGAAAAAGAACTGGGAACCGTTTTTTGAAATGCTGATCGAGCATGAAGGAAATTTTACTGACGATCAACGCGACAGCGGCAACTCTAGGGGCGATGGTCACGGAAACCAAGGCTCCACAATGCTTGGCGTCACGTCTTGGAATTGGGCGAAATACACTGACAAGCCAGCGCCGAAAGATGTGATGCAAAAGTTAACAAAAGATGATGTTAAACCGCTGTACAAGCAAAACTATTGGAACGCCATTAAAGGTGACGACCTTCCTTCTGGGGTAGACGTAAGCTGTGCTGATCTTTGTGTTAATGCCGGACCAGGCCGCGCAGCTAAGATACTTCAACGCGCAGTATCGGCGAAAGCTGATGGGGCAATAGGGCCGAAAACGGTAGCGTCGGTTTATGACCATGATCCAATAGACGTTTTACACAAATACTATGATGGCCGCGAAGCGTTTTACCGCTCTCTGGACGACTATAAAATTTACGGAAATGGGTGGAGTAGGCGGAACACCGAAACGTTAGAAAAGGCATTGGATTTAGTCGATGAACGAGATTAAGCGTTTCGAAGATCTTGATAAAAAGATTGCGTCTGCAAAGCGGCTAAAGAAGGCCATTGAATGCAGAACCAGCTTTATAGACTTTGTGAAGTACACAATGCCTGATCCAGAAGACCCAGATGACATTCAGCTGAGTATGTTCAAGGATGCAAAGCACCATCGAGCTTTGGCAAAAGTGTTAGAGAAAGTAGAAAAAGGTCACATTCCGCGTTTGATTGTTTCTATGCCACCGAGACATGGAAAATCTGAGCTAGTTTCACGGCGATTTGTTCCTTGGATACAAGGTAAAGACCCTTACCGAAACGTTATCTTTGCCACATATAACGAAGATTTTGCAAAAGACTTTGGTGCAGATGTTCGAAGTATAATGAGCGCACCTCAATACAAGCACGTATTCCCTAACCATTCGTTTAGAAAAGGCGGTGCATCTAAGTCTCGTATTCAAAGCGGTGCTGGTGGCATGTCTGTATTTGTGGGTAGAGGTGGGTCGATCACAGGCCGAGGTGGTGATTTTGTCATACTGGACGACCCTATTAAGGATAGTTTAGAAGCAAATTCGCCAGCATTGCGTGAACAGCTTTGGTCATGGTTTACTCAAGTTTTAATGACGCGACTAATGACATCATCAGCATCGATCGTAATTGTTCAAACTCGTTGGCACGAAGATGACTTGGTTGGGCGTCTTACTGATCCCACCAATCCTCATTACACGCCGGAAGAGGCGTCGAAGTGGAAGATAATTAACCTCCCTGCCCTTGCAGAAGAAGATGATCCTCTTGGCCGTAAACCTGGGGAATTGCTTTGGCCGGAACGCTTTGACATGGAGTTTATGGAAGCACAGCGCCGTTTAGATCGACGCGGGTTTTCTGCTCTTTATCAAGGCAAGCCAACGCCAGAGGACGGAGATTTATTTCGCAGAGAGCATTTGGTTTTCTACAATAAGGCTGATTTACCAAAAGATTTAAGAATTTACGCCGCTTCCGATCACGCTGTTGGCGTTGATAAAACTCGAAATGATGCTACTTGTTTGCTAATCGTGGGTGTCGATCATAACGACGATATATACTTGATTGACTGCTGGTGGCAGAAGCAGCCAACAGACAAGGTAGTGGATGCCATGCTGGACTTGATGCGTAAGCACAAACCATTGATATGGTGGGCAGAAAAAGGTCATATATCTAAAGCTATCGGCCCATTTCTGCGCAAGCGTATGGCTGAAGAAAAGGTTTACTGCCGGATCGAAGAGGTAACGCCCGTAGCAAATAAAGTGCAACGCGCACAAAGTATTTTGGGTCGCATGGCTATGAAAAAAGTACAGCTACCCAAGAGCGCCCACTGGACACAGGGAGCGGTTGACGAGCTTTTAAAGTTTCCGCAGTCGCGTCACGATGATTTTGTTGATACACTGGCATGGATTGGCATGGGTTTGTCTCGAATAGCTTCACCAGGCGGTGCAATTGTTAGAGACAATAGAACTCCAGAGGTTGGAACACTCGCGTGGGTTAAGTTTGCGGGTAACGAGCAAAAGAAATTAGAACGCATGTTTAATGCGACCGGAGGTTGGTAATGCACGAAGAAATGTTGATAGAAGGGACCGACACCGAAAGAAAGGAGCCAACAGCGCGACGAAAAGCTCTTGTTTCTGGTTGGCTCTCAAAGATTAAATCCGCAAAAGGTTTCCATGATAAAGCGTACAAGCAAATGCGCAAAGATATGGACGCTACGCTCAAAGGTTTTGACGCCGCGCTCTGGGATGATAGTCAGTATGTCGCAAACATTTTGCAACGGCATGTTCAGCAGCGAACGGCGCAACTATACGCAAAAAACCCCAAGGCTGTGGCTAAACGTAGAAAGCGCATGGAGCATGTGGCGTGGGATGGCGACCAAAAGACGCTTATGATGGCCTATGAGGCATCTCAGCAAGCAGCGGAAATGGGAATGCCCCCTCCACCCGAAGCGGCTATGATTATCCAAGATTTTCAAAACGCCAAAAACAACAATAAAATGTTAGACAATACTGCGCTTACTCTGGAAAACCTTTTTGACTATTACATGAAGGAACAGACCCCGACTTTCAAAAACGAAATGAAAGCCTTGGTCCGTAGGGTTGTGACAACCGGCGTTGGTTTTGTAAAAGTGAACTACCAGCGGGAGATGCAGCGTTCACCAGAGGTATCAGCAAAGATTTCGGATGTTCAATCTCAAATAGACTTTCTGCGCCGTGTTTCGTCTGAAGCGGCAGAAGGCGAGATCGAGCAAGATGATCCACAGATCGAAGAGTTGATGCTTTCGATGAAGGCGTTAATGGATCAGGACATGATTACGGTGCGCGAAGGTCTGGTGTTTGATTTCCCAGAGGCCAATAGCATAATTATCGATCCGATGTGCCGACAGGTACGGGGTTTTGTTGGCGCTGGGTGGTTGGCACATGAATTGTATCTGTCTCCAGACGAGATCAAAGAAATTTATGATGTCGATCTAAAAAACCAGTTCCGTTCATATGATATGAAGGGCCGCTTAACCGGCAGCAACGACCCGTATGACCAGAAAGTTTCTTACAACGAACAGAATGGTGAAAGCGTCAATAAAGGCTTAGTGCAGATATTTGATATATTTGATAAGAAAACTGGAGTGCAATACTGCGTAGCTGACGGATACGATGACTTTCTTCGTGAACCGTCCAGCCCAGACATTCATGTAGAAAGCTTTTGGCCCATCTTCTCGTTAGTTTTTAATGAGGTAGAACACAAAGATCACCTATATCCACCAAGTGACGTTCAACTGCTAATGCCGATGCAGCACGAATATAACCGTGCGCGGCAAGGATTGCGTGAGCATAGACGCGCAAACCGTCCAAAGTATGCAGCCCCAGCCGGTGTTCTTGAGCCAGCGGATAAAGAAAAGTTGTCAACTCACCCCGCCAATGCGGTGATCGAACTTCAAGCATTAGCGTCTGGTCAGAAGGTTAGCGATGTCATCCAACCTATTGGTCAGATTGGCATTGATCCAAATCTTTACGAAGTACGCACCATCTTTGATGACATTCAGCTGGTTGTCGGTGCGCAAGAAGCACAGTTTGGTGGCGTCAGCAAAGCGACTGCTACTGAGACTTCGATTGCGGAGTCGGCTCGAATGTCGAGCTTGGGTGCGAACATTGACGAGCTTGACAGCTTTATGTCTGAGATCACGCGCGCAGCTGGACAGGTTCTATTGCAAGAGATGTCTGTTGAGGCGGTTAAAAAGATTGTAGGTCCAGGTGCTGTTTGGCCGGAGCTTACTCGATTAGATGTAATGGAAGAAATTCTATTAGAGATCGAGGCCGGCTCTACTGGCAAGCCCAACCGAGCAGCTGAATTGCAGAACATGGAGCGGATCATGCCGTTCCTACTGCAAATTCCTGGAATTGATCCACAATGGTTAGCGAAAGAATTGTTGAAACGGCTTGATGACAAGCTGGAGCTAAACGAAGCTTTTGCAGATCAAGTACCTAGCATTGTTGCAATGAACCAATTGCAGCGACCAGGAACGGGTGATCCCGCACTACAAGGATCGCCACAAGGAGGTGCGGATAACGCGCCACAAATGGCTTCTGGTGGTAGTTTGCCACCAATGGGAGCTAATCAGTAGCAGTTTGTTGAAAGTTGTGACAAATCGCGTTAAACTAAATCAACGGCATCTGCCGTAACTTATAAGGACGATAACATGGTCGATCAGATCGAAGAGTTGGAACCGTCCACCGACTCTGAAATACCCCAGGACGAAGAGGTGCTTTCGTCAAGCGCAGAAAGCGAAACTGAAGAAGATTTACTAAGTGTTGTTCAAGATGCAATGCAGATGTCTACTACGGACGAGGGTTCGCAACCCGAAGAGACTGAAACTGAAGAGGATAACGAGTTTATTGCGTCTACAGAGGATTCTTCTGATGAAGATGAAAGCTTTGAAGACGTACCCTTTAATAAACATCCACGTTTTAAAAAATTAATTGAAGAAAGAAACAGCTACAAGCAAGGTGCTAATCAGTACAATCAGATACAAAGCTTTTTAGATCAAAACTCTGTATCTGCTGATGAAGCAGCCACCGGCCTTCAAATCATGGCATTGATGAAGAACAATCCAGCCGAAGCGTTAAAAGCCTTGCAGCCTTATGTAGAAAATCTTTCAGTCGTAACGGGTTCTAAAATTCCGCAAGACATTCAATCGAAAGTGGATGACGGCTATCTGGATGAAGATGCTGCTAGAGAACTATCCGTGTCACGGATGGAAGCACAGCGTCAAAAGCAGATGCGTGAGCAGCTGGAGCAGCAAAACGCTGCATCAACAGAACAGCAAAACAAAAGTTACTTGGCTCAAACCGTTACTACTTGGGAAGAAAAAACTCGTCAATCTGATCCAGATTACAGCCTCAAAGAAGCAGAAATTGATGATCGCGTTCGATTGTTGGTTTTGGATCGTGGAAGGCCGCAAACAAGTCAAGAGGCGTTATCGATGGCAAAGGAAGCCTACGATACTGTTTCTGAGCGGTACACAGCACGTTTCAAAAATGTCCGACAAATCAAACCGGCATCAGGTGGCAAAATAAGCGGAACACCCGAAGCAGCGCCGAACAGCTTAATGGAAGCAGTTCAACACGCGCTGACTAACGGAGCCGCATAAAGGAGCGTAGAAATGGCATTTTCATCTGCCGAACTGGCGAACATCGCCAACGCCGCACTCGATTACTACATCGATAAAGGCAACGTCTACAGCCAAAGCCTCCAAGACAAACCTTTGCTGAAAGCTATTGATGGCGCAGCAAAGACGTTTCCTGGTGGTAAAGCTGAATTAAGTGTAGCTGTTAAAGGCACTTACACTACAACTGTAGCTGGTTATACGCATAACGATACTGTCGCTTATGCAAACCCAGCTAACATAAAACGTGCTAACTATGCGTGGAAAGAACACCATGCTGGTATTTCGCTTACACTGACCGAACTTAAAAAGGACGGTATTAGCGTAACGGACAGCACAACGTCGGGCGGAACTTCTAACCACAGCGGTCGTGATAGCACTGTTTTGGTTAATTTGTTTCAAGACAAACTCGATGACATGATGGAAGGTTATGCCCGTGGCATGAACGATTTCCTTTATGGTGACGGTACAGCTGACGCAAATGCGATTGCTGGTATTCAGTCTTTGATCGTTGATGATCCAAGTGCATCTGGAACAACCGTTGGTGGATTGTCTACCGTGTCAAACACATGGTGGAGAAATCGCTCAAATGTTGCGATTACAACATCTGCAACTGGTCAAGAATTGATCGAAACGCTGCACTCAGAAATGCGACAGCTAAAGCGTTTTGGCGGCAAGCCTAACATTGCTGTTTGTGGCTCTGCTTTCCTTGATCGACTAGGCGACGAACTTCGCCGCAATGGTAACTACTCGCAAACTGGTTTTGCGCGCGGTCAAAACATTGCAATGGGTGAGATCAATTACAATGGGCTTAACTTTGTATATGATCCGGCGCTTGATGATCTGACTATATCAGGCAAGAACCCAGACAAGCGGTGCTACATCATGGATACGTCTAAGCTGTGCATGTACTACATGGACGGTGAAAAGATGAAGCGTCACAGTCCAGCGCGTCCAGCGACACAATACGTCATGTATCGCGCTATCACTACTACCGCAGCACTTTCAGCAACTCAGCTGAACTGCCACGGTGTTTACGAAATTTCGTAGACTAATCGGGGGATGGCCTCGGTCATCTCCCTTTAATTTAGGAGTTATTAATGTTTGATGTATGTAAATGTACTGTGGCTATCGGGGGCGATGTTAGGGCTGTAGTAAGTAAACCTTTTGTAACAATAGCTGAAATTGTTCTGTTACAAACAATACACGGCGGTGACGCTGTAAATAACATTCGCGTTTGGGACCAGATAGACAGTTCGACTGAAATTGAGCGGGATCGTCTGGGAGTTTTATACAAAGATGCAAAGGTTATAGAAATTTTCCAACAATTTGGTGAATTGCCTAAAACGTTAAGTGAAGCACGAATTTCACCAGAACTACTTGACCCAAGTTGGGACAAAGAAAAACCAAAAAAACCAAAGAACAAGCCAGCCTCTCGCAAGCGCGCGAGAACTGAAAAAGGTCATTTTGTTAAAGATGATCCCGAAACGCCTGACAACGAGGCTTACGTCGAGGAATAAAGTATGGCTAGAGGTACAACATTAGGTCAGTTGATTGATGATCTTAGAGCGGAAGCGGGTCACTCTCTGCAACCAAACTTAGGTAAATCAACGCGAGACGTTTTAATTAACTTATTAAAGCGCACTCAGCGGAGGCTTTGGGATGATTACGCTTGGCCTTTTTTGCGTATAACGTCGGATCTTAATGTAGCAGCGGGTCAACGTTACTACGATGTGCCTCAAAATATGGTTTTTGAAAGAATTGAAAAGATTGAAACTAAGCATGGAGATGTTTGGGATCGGCTTCATTATGGTATTGGCGGTGACGAATACAACAACCACGATAGCGATCGTGGCATAAGGTCATCGCCGGTACGAAAATTCGATGCGTATGGAGCCAATCAGATTGAAGTTTGGCCCATTCCGGCAAATAATATTATTACATCTACTGGAGCAAACTCTATTCGGATTACCGGAATCCGCAACTTATCGGCATTTGTTGCGGAAGCTGACACAGCTGATTTGGACGATCAGCTGTTGGTTATGTTTGCCGCAGCAGAGCTTTTGACCAGACAGAAACAGGCTGACGCTCAGAACAAACTAGCACAAGCACAAGCGCACTACATGCGTCTGAAAGCGCGCAACGCTAAAACAGAAACTTTTGTTATATCTGGGGGTGAGCCACAGGGCATGTACCGGCCAAAGGGGCCACCTCTTATCGCCACAACGGGGTCATAAATGCCATACGTTCTAATTGAAGACTTTAGGGGTGGATTAGACTCTCGCAGAATGAACCAAACGGCAACTCCTGGTTCTTTAATTGAGTTAACCAACGCGCACATAACTCGCGGCGGTGAGATCGAGAAGCGCCCCGCTTTTGTTGAGCTTGCAACATTGCCTTCCAACACAATCGGGTTGGCGGCAGCCGGTGGTCAGATTTATGTTTTTGGCTCTGACGCAGTATCAAGCGTGACGTTTGCAGCTGGGACGCCAAGTAACATTTCTTATATCAGGTTACAGCACCCGTCCGGCGAAGCTTTAACAGATGTTCTTTCAAGTGACTTTTACAATGGACAGATTTATGCAGCTGCGCGGTTTGCTGATGGTCGGATTTATCATTATTACAACGGCGTAAGAATTACAGATTGGTTTGATGGTAGAGCCAGATCAACGTTCGAGGTAACAGCGGGTTCAGCTGGCGGAACGGCTGCAACGGCATCGATCACGGTAACAGGCGGCACAGCTAATCCAAGTGATAACTTGCGAGTGCTGCGGATCAATAACGTAGACCTTATTGCATCTCCAGTAGCCCACACAGGCACAGACAGCACTACAGCGACTAACATCGCAACAGCTATAACAAACGGCTCTCATGGGTACACAGCGGCAGCTTCTGGCGCGGTTATCACTATATCCGCCCCGCTAGTTGGAATAACTTACAACGCGTTCCAGCTGACGTTTGAGATTCAAGGCGCGGTAACGATGGGTTCAGTAGTTCACATGAGCGGTGGAGTTGATAACGCTGTAACAAACATCACGGTAAACGGCGTTTCTATTATTGGCTCACAAGTAGTTTGGGGAACCAGCCACAGCTACACAGCGTCCCAAATAGCTAAAGAAATAAACGATTTTCCATCTTCACCAGAGTATGAAGCGACCGCAATTAACCAATTTGTAAACATTATCAGCAAAGAAAGCGGTTCTTCATTTAACAATCTAGCCGTTGCAATTGTATCTGCTGGTAACGTCACGACAGCTTTTGATCCAGCGTCACAAACCTATCTCGACGGAGGGGCTAATGCTTCATCTGTTCAAGGTTACACTCCTGGTGCTTTTGTTCGTCCGGTCAAAACAAAGATGTACGCGCTTAGTGACAGCTTGTTACATTTTTCTGGCATAGATGATCCAACGGAGTGGAATGATACGTCTACCGGCGCTGGGTTTATTAACCTTGCCAACCATAGCCGTGGGTCTGAAGATCTTAAATCGATTGCCAGTTACTTTAATAACATTGCTGTGTTTGCAGAAGAAGCTGTTCAAATATGGTTTGTTGATCCAGATGCAAATTTAAATCAGCAAATACAAGTTTTACAAAACACAGGTACGATTGCTCCAGACAGCGTAGTTGAGTTCGGAGATAATGATGTCTTTTACTTAAACCTTTCTGGCATTCGTAGCTTGCGGTCGCGCGATAGCTCGAACGCTGCTTACGTTGGGGATATTGGCAACCCGATTGACTCGCTTATTGTTGCAGACATTCGCACAAATCGTGCGGCAGCTGAAGAAGCGCAAGCTATATTAGAGCCGCGTGACGGTCGTTATTTCCTTTCCATTGGTTCAAAAGTATATGTTTTCAGCTTTTTTCCTTCATCAAAGGTAAGTGCATGGTCGATTTATGAACCAGGTTTTGTAGTAGATAGGTGGGCATATGATGGTCGTCAGACGTTATGTAGAAGTGGTAATAAGTTATATTCGTTGGGAGGTGAGAACGGAAATACTTACGATGCAAGTGAGGTTGTGGTGCAAATGCCATTCTTGGATGCGTCGGCTCCAGCGACTTACAAAACGTTTTCGTCGCTTGATGTGACTTGCGAAAACACATGGACGGTCAGTGTGGCAACCGATCCACAGGACATATCACTTAGAGAAGAGGTTGCAACAGTTCACCAAACTACATTCGGATTAGGTCGAGTAACGTTGTCTGGGTACTCAACTCATTTAGCCCCAAGACTTGTTTGCTCTGCAAGCGGAGCCGCAAAGCTGGGAAACCTTGCTATCCACTACGAAGGCGGGGAGAGCGGCTAATGTGTTGGATGAGCCTTTCCGAGCCGGAAGATGTTTACAATGTAGCACTGTCGATGCGAACGAAAGATTATGAGGAAATATCTGCCGTTCGCTGGGAAGACGACAGAGAAACCCTTGCTCAAAATCTGGCTAATTCATTCGGTGACTATCACAACGTTTATTCATTCGGTGAAGGCGACGAGTGTATTGCAATATTTTGTTACGTTCCACAACGCATAGGCGTTTGGTCTTTGGGGATGTTTGCGACTGACAGCTTTCAAAAAGTAGGCAAGTTTCTGACAAAGCGCATAATTCGGGATATAATACCAGCATTAGTCCGAGCCAACGCACACAGAGTAGAAGTGCAATCAATATGTGGATACGACGAAGTGCATAACTGGATACGGTTTTTGGGCTTAAAAGAGGAAGCGATGTTAAAAAGCTATGGAAAAAATGGTGAAGATTTTAAGCAATTCTCTTGGACGAAGAACGATCCAGTAAAGTGGAGTGATGAAAAATGTGTTTAGGTGATGGTGGGCAAGCACAAGCTCAAGAGCAAGCAGAATTGCAGCGCGCGCAAGAACAGGCGCGACAAGGAAGAGTTCGTGCTGGGAAAAACAATATTGACAGCACCTTTGCTGGATATGATGATGATTTTTACGACAGTAGAACGCAGTCATACATTGATTATGCAAAACCGGAGGTTGCCGACCAGTTTAAAGACGCCACCCTCCAGCTTCGTGCGGCTCTTTCGCGTAATGGTATGTTGCAATCGAGCGTATCCGCCGACCAGACCGCTAAGTTATCTGGTCAAAACTCCGATGCTTTAAGAAGTGTGGCCGACAAAGGGCGGGAGTATTCCAACAACACCCGCAAGAACATAGAAAACGCAAAAGCCAATTTGATTGCTCAAAACCAAAGCCTCGCAGATCCAGTTTTGGCAGCTAACCTTGCCTCAAGCAGAGCCACTTCTGCCGCTGAAATCCCCAGCTATTCGCCGATAGCACAGCTTTTCGGAGGTGTCACAAGCGGGTTGGCTAACCAAGCGCAGTTAGAGCGAAGAAACCAAGCACGTTATGGCAACGTAATCGGTGATGGATTTGATAAACTGAGTTCTTCGAGGATTATTTATAATTAAATGTATAATTTTAATCAAAAAATGATGCGATGCGGAGCGAAGGAAGGTGATAAAACACCTGGTAAAACTGGCACATCAAATTTAGCACCAGTAAAGATTACAGGAAGGCCACGCCCAAGGCCAAAGCCTCCTGGCATAGTTCAAAAAATTGCTACTGATGTTAATATGGGTAGAATTGATTTAATGTCGGGTGGTGCTTTTGGGGATCGTGATAAAGGTCGCGCCGCATTGGGTAAAGAAGGCTACACTGACGACGAGATTACTCAATATTACAAGCGCACAGACGAAACCATTGCTCGAAATAAACAATTTCCAAATGAGCAACCTAACGATGGTAACGGCAGTTCGGCTTCTGGCCGGTCGCCATATACGGTTTCTGCCCCACAAAGGCCGTTAACTTTAGCCGAAGCAATTCAAGCTAGGTCTTCGGCAATGACAGAAAAGGAAAGCCAAGTTAATAGCGCCTTTTCGTTTGCCACGCCTGATTACTTTTCTAATATGATTGCTGACCCATCAGCAGAGTTTAATACAGCTTTTGATGAAAGCACTCGCGGGATTTACGACTACTACAAAGGCGCTGGGCTGTTATCACAGGACGACTTAAATAGTCGTTTGGGTATGCTCAGTGACAAAGACACTGCATTTGCGAAATACAGTGATAGCGTTGGGGCTACGAGCCGCCAGAATGTTTCGGATGGACGTAAATCTATATCAGATGCGCTTGCCGCCTTTTCTTCGCCATCTACCAACATCGGTGAAGTTCAGAATCAAACTAACAAAATAAGAGGCTATGACGTAGCCGGAGCAGTTGACCCATATCGCAAAGCACAATCCAGTGTGGACGATTTCTTTTCTGGTTACACGCGAATTGCGAATGATCCGACAGCCAACACCAGCCCAAGCACAGCAACCAATTTAGCTTCAAGGGCGTCAGGTAGTGTCAATAGAATAGGTACAAACACGCAGCCAAGCGCGTTGAGCGGGTTGCGCTCTCCGTACTCTGGTTCATCAATAAGGGTAGTAGGTTAATGTGTAATCCAACTTTAATTATGGCTGCGGGTTCGCAAATCATGGGCGCTTCAATGCAGCAAAATGCAACGCAAAGTGCTGAATCTGCTAAAGCTCTAGCGTTGAACGAAAACACGGCAAGGAACACTGCTTTGGAGAGCGAAGCGCGAGGTGGTATCGATCAGTCGGTCGCTGGTATGGAGCGCCAAAACTTTGACCAAGGAGTGTCAAATATTGGTCAAAGTTTAGCTAACCTTTATTCCGAAACCATAGGCGCGGCCCCTGCCCCATCGATGTCTCCGTCATCGGGAAATGCGCCGCGCGTTATACAAGATGTCATGTCTGCCGCGATGAATGCCCAAGCCAACAAGGACGCTGCACGTAACCTACAGCTAGCAGATTTAAATAGTGTCAATGATTATCTGGGAAATACAATTAGCCCACTCATGGCGTCAAGCGGCGCAGGGGTAAGCCAAAATGCAGGGTTTATGCGAGGCAACAGCGTACCGCTGGATGCGGAGCTTTTGGCAGCTAATAAGAAAGCATACAGCCCTATGGCACAGATTCTGACAGGGGCGGGTCAAACGGCAGCTGGTTACGGCTTAAAAAAATAAGAAAGCGGGATAAATGGCACGATATAACCCCTACGCGATGGACCCAGGAATTGCAGCTGGCTTTAGTAATCTTACGGCTGCACTGTTAGGTTCAGCGGATGACGATGCCGCGATGGCGAGAGCGCGCGCGAGTGATGCGTCTGCGGCAAACAGCTACGCAGCAGCCGAAGCAAATCGAGAACTGGCGAGAGGTCGCGGAGTTTCCGCAGACAGAATGGCAGAATTAGCTGCAATAGCAGGCGAAAACAATCCCGCTATAATGAGCAAAATGGCTGAAGTGATGGGACTAAACGCTAAAATAGACCCCTTCGGAAATTTGGTTAAGCCACAGAACCCTCTTGGTCCTAAAATGTCTATTCCGGCATATCCAGGTGCTGATGGCGTCGGAACTGATATGGGAATTGGGAATTTAGCTAACGCATTCTTTGGCGATCTTTCGGCTAACCCACAACAGTTTACAGCTGGCCTAAATAATTTGAGTGAAGGTGCTGACAGCACGTTAGCTCGTTCAATGATTTTGAACGGTGATGATGATGCGGCAGCACGGGCCGCTTTGATGCTATATCCGGCTGGTGGTAAAAATCAAAATCCTGGATTTGCTCAACTTGAGTTGGATTCAAATTCAGCAGATTTCCGTTATAACTCTCGGCGAGATCAAGAGGCTGATGAATACAGAACTGACGTGCAATTTGGGGAAGGTGGTTCTGAAGAATTTAAGGCTTTATCGCAAGAGAAATGGAAAAACTACAGCGCCGATCAAATTAAGAGCGCACAGATCGAAATTGCCACAATGGATGATGCCACAAAAATTCAGATCGCAAAAGACAAACTAGCCGCAGAAACAAAGCGCTTAGAAAGCACGGACATCAATAAGCAATATATAGCGGTGAACGGCAACCTAGTTATGTCTGAGGCTCTTGCTAAAAAATTGGGCGTTACTACAAAAGTGAAGGTAGACGGGCAAGATGTTTACGCATTCAGAACGCCATCTCCCACTGAAGAGGGCGTTACTATCTATCTCGGTGAGGGTGAGAATGCTAAGACGATTACTGTTACTGCCGCTTCTCTCGATCAAATTGCGCCTAAGTTGATAAACGGTAGGCTGACTATCACAAAAGATCATCCTTGGAAGGTGGGGAGTACAGCAGCGCCCAACTCTCGAACAAGTTTTTCTGGAGATAATTTGAATGAGCAACAAACGAAAGATCTTTCAGCGAAAGCAAACGCACAAATAGCAGCCGGTTTAGGAGATCTTAGTGTAGCTACGCAGCTAGGACTCACAAACTACATCCTCCAAGAATTTGACTCAGGGCTAGCAGTAGAAGGTGCGACTATTCTTAGTCTTGAGAACACTATTCTCAGCCCGATTGTTAGTGGTGGAACAATAAACCCTGATATTTCTGGACTAAACGGTATCTCAGTTCCTACCTACTTTCATAACAGATGGACAGCCCAAGCCGCTCAATTCTCTACGACTCCTAGCTTCACGGAAGATCAATTCAAACAGGCAGTTGTAACACAAGCTATGGCTCTGGGCTACACGCAAGCAGAAGCCAAAAAGCTGGCGACAGCTTACAACTACTAATACTTGGAGTAAGCCATGGGTTTTGATAGATTTGGGTTTCCGACTACGGACACAAAAGACGCAACAATTAAACCAGAACTAAATTTAGAGCCAAAACCGTCTGGCGCTTTAGACAGGTTCGGGTTCCCAATTGATTCACCGTCTGGCGCTTTAGACAGGTTCGGGTTCCCAATCGATCCACTGGCGGGCGTAACTCCTATTTTGCCTGCGCCCTCTGGCAAAAGCTCGTCGGTGGAACTTACAGAGGAAGGTATAACCCCTGCGTCTCTAGCAGTCGCAGCGCAGCCTGTTCGCTTGCCAGGAGAGAACCCGCAAGAGTTTATGATTAGAACTGGTAATCGAGTTGAAAGCAATCCAGACCTAGTACTGCCGAGTGTGTTTAATCAAGTAGAGCCGGAGCCAGCGCCTTTAACTAAGTTTGAAATAGAGAAGCAGAGGCTAACCGATCTCTTTAAACAACCTGGACCTCTGCAAGCGAAGGTCGATGCCAACTTAAATAAAGGGTTTTCTAATGTTTCGGGCGTTCCTGGTAATTATTATCTTCGCTTACCAATAGGCGTTACACCGATCAGCGATGAAGATGCGACTACTTTTTTGGCTCAATCCAATACCTTTGAGGCAACGAACAATGCACTTATGCGCGGATATGGTAGGCTTTTAGGTGTGACGAACGTCATTACTAAAGAGCTTGGGTTGCAAGACCCGCAGTCTTTTATAGAAAATATGCAAGAATTAGACAGAGTGTTTCCTGACGCACCACCCGAAGTCAACGATGCGTTAAGAGAGATACAAGAAGCCGAAGGCGTTTATAACGTAACCAAAGCAATTCTTGATAACCCTGGCGCTGTTTTGAGCGTAGTAGGTGAGTCTTTACCGACTTCCCTGCCCACTATTGCAGCTGCTTTTTTAGGACCATTTGCGCCAGCTGGGGCTTTTGCAACGTCTTGGGCAACTGAATACGCAGTCGTCATAGATGAAGAAATTAAGTCTATGGGTATCGATCTCCAAGACGATGCCGCAATGCTGGAACTTTTGTCTGATACCGCTTTCTGGGAGAAAGCCAGAAGCCGTGCAAAAACTCGTGCTGGTCCGATTGCTGTATTCGATGCACTTTCTATGGGCATTGCTGGCAAGTTGCTTAGCAAGGTGGTTGCCAGAGGGGGCAGTAGAGCGGCAGTTGGGGGAGCATTAGGAGCAGAAGTTCTAACGCAAGGCGCTTTTGGTGGAGCCGGTGAAGCAGCGGCGCAACGCTTTGAAATGTATAGGGGTATGAAGGACAAATTCGTTCTTGGTGATGTTGCTCTTGAAACTGTAGGGGAGTTTGTTCCTGGCGCTGGGGAAATTGCAGTTAAAGCAAAACCTTCAATAAACGCCGCACTTGAAAACCAATTCCAGCAAGCGCTTGATGCAGCGGAAATCGAAGCGAACCAAAAAAGCGCGATGCAGGGCGCTATCGATCTTCTAAATCCCAATTCAGCTGCATACCAACCGCAAGGTGAATTAACTGCAACAAGGGCTGATATTATATCTGAAGCATCCCGCCTTGCTGATAGGATGGAAGCAGCTGGGGCGGAAGGTCAGAATTTTGCTAAAGGTCTTCGCATAAGGATTAATAATCTGCCGAATGACAAAGAGCTTACGGATCAGGACTTGGACTTTTATAGGGACATAGTATCTGATCTAGAGGCCACGCCATCCGAAATAGCCGAGCAGACAAAAATTTTGCAGAGGTTTTTTGAAACAAAGAAAGGCCCTTCAAACACTCAAGCAAAGTACGAAAAAGTTATAAGTGAAGGGTCTTATGCACCCGTTATCCAACAAGCAGAAGCCCGTTTGAACGAACTCGCCAACCAGCTGCGGGAGTTGGGTTTCGATTTTACA